TAGTGAATATGAATTTATGGTAGATGATGAAAAGCTATATAGAATGTATGACCATCAAATAACAATAAAGCTATGAACTCAAACGATTTAAAAAAAGAAATTATACACGCAGGGCGTAGGGCTGTTGAACAACTTATAAAAGTAGCAAAAGAAGATATTATAAAACCTGATCCTGACGATGAGCTTGCAGCAGATAGATTAAAGAACGCAGCTGCTACTAAAAAGCTGGCTATATTTGATGCGTTTGAAATACTAAACAAAATAGATTTAGAAGAAGAGGTTATAAACTCAGGAGGTCAAATAGATAAAACAAATACAAAACAAGGGTTTGCAGAAAGAAGATCAAAATAAATTATATCAGGTCATAAAAGATTATGTTCCCAAGTCTGTTCTTTCAAAAAAGAATACGGCTAAAACTTGGGTGTATGGTTATAATGAAAAGTATGACATGGTAGTAATTAGCAAATCTGGCCAGATAGAGCAGATTATTAATATCAATGGTCTAGCTATTGCCCTACCTAAAAAGCCTGAAACTATTTACTCACGTGATAAAAAGAAAGAAAATCAATACTGGGAAAGAGAAGAGCTTCCAAGAGATTTATCTAGGATAACTTCTATATTTCAATGGAATGATAGACCCCCGCTTTTTAAAAATAAATGGGTAGACTATATAGAAGAAGAGTTTGATAGAAGAGAGTTTGGATTCTGGTTTTACAACAACGGAAAGCCTACATATATCACCGGTGCTCATTATATGTATTTACAATGGACAAGTATTGATGTTGGATATCCAGATTTTAGAGAAGCAAACAGAATATTCTTTTTGTATTGGGAGGCTTGTAAAGCTGATAAAAGATGTTTTGGATTAGATTATTTAAAAATAAGACGTTCAGGATTTTCTTTTATGGGGTCATCAGAATGTGTAAACACAGGAACGCTAGCTAGAGATTCAAGGGTAGGTATATTGTCAAAGACAGGTTCTGATGCAAAAAAAATGTTTACAGATAAAGTAGTACCTATAGCAAATAGATTACCATTCTTTTTTAAACCCATTCAAGACGGTATGGATAAACCAAAAACAGAATTAGCATTTAGAATACCAGCTGCTAAAATAACTAAGAAAAATATGCACGAGGTAATGGACGATGAGATGACAGGTTTAGATACAACAATAGACTGGAAAAATACAGACGATAACTCTTATGATGGTGAAAAACTTTTATTGCTTGTACACGATGAATCAGGTAAATGGATCAAGCCTAATAACATTTTAAATAACTGGCGTGTAACTAAAACTTGTTTGAGACTAGGAAGTAAAATAATTGGAAAATGTATGATGGGTTCTACATCAAATGCGCTTAGCAAGGGTGGAGATAATTTTAAAAAACTATTTGAAGATTCTAACTTGTCTACTAGAAATGCTAACGGTCAAACTAAATCTGGATTATATTCTTTGTTTATTCCTATGGAATGGAATATGGAAGGTTTTATAGATAGGTATGGTATGCCTGTGTTTTATAAACCTGAAAAACCAATTGCTGGTGTTGACGGGGAGTGGATTACAAACGGTGCAATTGATTATTGGAAAGCTGAAGTTGAGTCATTAAAAAAAGATGCAGATGCACTAAATGAATTTTACAGACAGTTTCCAAGAACAGAATCACACGCCTTTAGAGATGAGAGTAAAGCTTCTTTATTTAACCTAACAAAAATATACCAACAAATAGATTACAATGATTCTTTAATTATGGAACATCATGTGACAAGAGGTAGATTTTATTGGAAAGACGGTGTAAAGGATTCAGAAGTAATATGGACTCCAGACTCAAGAGGTAGGTTTAAAGTATCCTGGACTCCCAACAAAGGATTAACTAATAAAAAAATATCTAAGCATGGAATCTTTTTTCCAGTAAACGAACATATAGGAGCGTTTGGTTGTGATAGCTATGATATATCTGGTACAGTAGGGGGAGGCGGATCTAATGGAGCTTTGCATGGTTTGACTAAATATAATATGGAAGAAGCTCCTAGTAACGAGTTTTTTTTAGAATATGTAGCAAGACCTCAAACAGCTGAAATATTTTTTGAGGAGGTTTTAATGGCTTGCGTGTTTTATGGTATGCCTATACTTGTAGAAAATAACAAACCTAGATTATTGTATCATTTTAAAAACAGAGGATACAGGGGGTTTTGTATGAATAGGCCAGATAAACATTATAATAAACTTTCGAAAACAGAAAAAGAACTTGGAGGTATACCTAACACATCAGAAGATGTAAAGCAATCACACGCAGCAGCCATAGAATCCTATATAGAAAAGTATGTTGGCATAGATTTAGAGACAGTTTATAGGGCTTCTGATGAAATGGGTTCTATGTATTTTACAAGGACTTTAGAGGACTGGGCTAGATTTGATATTAGCAGTAGAACAAAGTTTGATGCAAGTATTAGTTCGGGCTTAGCAATTATGGCAAATCAAAAGAATGTATACCTGCCAGAGAAAAAACAATCAAAAATAAGTCTTAACTTTGCAACATATAATAATAAAGGAATTTTAAGTGAATTAATTAGATGAAAGAAGTAAACATAAACATTTCATCTGTAGGATTTCCTAGCCAATTTGTTTCAGATGCAGAAAAGGCAACTGACGAGTTTGGATTACAAATTGGACAGGCTATACAATACGAATGGTTTCGTAAAGATTCTACTGGATGTAGGTACTACAGTCAATGGAGGGATTTTAACAGATTACGCCTGTACGCAAGAGGTGAACAATCCATAGCAAAATATAAAAATGAATTAGCCGTAGATGGCGATTTGTCTTATTTAAATTTAGACTGGACACCAGTTCCTATTATTCCTAAGTTTGTTGATATAGTTGTAAACGGAATGTCTGATAGATTATTCAAAGTAAAGGCGTATGCTCAGGATGCTCTGTCTCAATCAAAAAGAAGTAAATACCAAGATATGATAGAAGGTCAAATGGCCGCTAAAGATGTTTTGGAAATTGTTCAAAAAAATACAGGTTTTGATCCATTTATTATGAATCCTGATGAGCTTCCAGCTAGCGATGAAGAGCTGTCATTGTATATGAACTTAAATTACAAACCTGCAATTGAAATAGCAGAAGAAGAAGCTATCAACACAATGTTTGAAGAAAATCATTACAAAGATATCCGTAAAAGATTAGACTATGATATTATGGTTACAGGTATTGCGGTTGCAAAACATGAGTTTCAAAAAGGTTCAGGTGTAAAAGTTTCTTATGTAGACCCAGCTAACACTGTTTACAGTTATACTGAAGACCCTCATTTTAAAGATTGTTTTTATTGGGGTGAAATCAAAACAGTACCTATCTCTGAGTTAATTAAAATAGACCCTACACTTACGACAGATGATTTAGAAAAAATATCTAAGTATAGTCAAAGCTGGTATGATTATTTTAACGTAGCTCAATTTTATGAAAATGATATATTTTATCGTGACACTTGTACTTTAATGTACTTTAATTACAAGACCACTAAAAAGATGGTTTATAAAAAGAAGATTAAAGAGAATGGTAATATGAGTATGATTGAAAAGGATGATACATTTAATCCTCCTGATGAAATGATGGAAGAAGGTAACTTTGAAAAAGTAGAAAAAACTATTGATGTTTGGTACGATGGTGTAATGGTAATGGGAACAAATATTATATTAAAATGGGAACTTGCTAAAAATATGGTAAGACCTAAATCTTCTTCTCAACACGCTATACCAAACTATGTGGCTGTTGCGCCAAGAATGTATAAAGGGGTAATAGAATCGTTGGTAAGAAGAATGATTCCTTATGCAGATCTTATACAAATGACTCACTTAAAACTACAACAAGTAATAGCAAGAACAGTTCCTGATGGGGTGTATATAGATGCAGATGGATTGAATGAAGTTGATTTAGGTACAGGTTCAGCATATAATCCAGAAGACGCTCTAAGATTATATTTCCAGACCGGTTCGGTTATTGGTAGAAGTTATACACAAGAAGGTGATTATAATCAAGGTAAAGTTCCTATACAGCAGCTCACAAGCAATTCTGGCGCTTCTAAGGCACAAATGCTTATAGGTAACCTTAACCACTACTTAGACATGATTCGAGCTGTAACAGGCTTAAATGAAGCGAGAGACGGTACTATAGCAAATTCAGATGCTTTGGTAGGTGTTCAAAAATTAGCAGCATTAAGTTCTAATACCGCTACTCGACATATATTAGATGGAAGTCTTTACATATATAGAACGTTAGCGGAAGCGCTGACTTATAGGGTAGCGGATATTTTAGAATACTCAGACTTTAAAGATGACTTTATAAATAAAATAGGAAAGTATAATGTGAGCATACTTGGCGAAATATCAGATTTATATATTTATGACTTTGGTATATTTATAGAACTGTCTCCAGATGAAGAGCAAAAAGCTATGCTTGAGCAAAATATTCAAATGGCATTATCTAAAGGTGATATTAACCTGGAAGATGCTATTGATATACGTGAGATTAAAAACCTAAAGTTAGCCAACCAATTGTTAAAAGTGAAACGTAAAGCTAAGCAAGAGCAAGATCAAAAGATGGAAATGCAAAAGCAAGCTATGGTTACACAGCAACAATTAAAATCACAAGAACTTGCAGCACAAGTGGCTATGCAAAAAATTGAAGCTGAAACACAAGCTAAAATTCAATATAGACAGGCAGATATTGCGTTTGAAATTGAAAAACAAAAACAAGAAGCTGCATTAAAATCTCAATTAATGGCTCAAGAGTTTCAATATAATATGCAGGTCAAAGGGTTAGATGCAGCTACACTTGCAGAAAGAGAACAATCAAGAGAAAAAGCTAAAAGCGATAGAATAAGTCAACAAAATACAGAACAATCAAAACTAATAACGCAGAGAAAAAATAATTTACCTCCGCAGAATTTTGAATCCAATGAAGATACTTTGGATGGTTTTGATTTGGCAGAGTTTGAACCAAGATAATGTGTTTAAATTTTGCGTAACTTTGCAGTTAAATTAAATTAAATCAAATGGATATAAAAGTTAGAGAAGTAACTGACGTAGAAGAAAAATCTAGTCAACAAATTGAACAAGAGCTTCTGGATAAGCATGAGCAAAAACAAGAAGCTACTGAACAGCCTGTTGAGGTTGAAGAAGTAAAAGAAGAGGTAGAAGTAAAAGAAGATGTACAAAAAGAAGAAGAAGTACAAGAAGAAATAAAACAAGAGGAGGAAACTCCTCTTATTGAAGAGCAACCTCCTGTACCGCAGGAGCTAGCAGAAGATGAAGTTCTTTCATATATTGGAAAAAGATATGGTAAGCAAATTAATTCTATTGATGAGTTGATTAGCCAGCGGGAAGAAGCAGAAGATCTTCCTTCAGATGTGGCGGCTTACTTAAAATATAAAAAAGAAACTGGTAGGGGGTTTGAAGATTATGCAAAATTGCAGAAAGACTATACAAATCTATCACCAGAGGCTTTGCTACGTGAATATTATTCTATAACTGAAGAAGGTTTAGATGCAGATGATATTGAGTCTTTAATGGAAGACTTCAATTATGATGAAGAAATACACGAACCATCTGAAATTAAAAAGATAAAACTAGCAAAGAAGAAAGAAATTGCTAAGGCAAAAAGATTCTTAAAAGAACAGCAGGAACAATACAAACAGCCCCTTGAGTCAAGGGAAAGTTCTGCCACTGCTAACAATGAGGAGCTTATTGAG